TCTACAGTACCCAAACTTCCAGACACGACACCATCATCTCCAACTTCTCTAATGTAGCGAACTCGGTCGCCTTTCTTAAATTTTGCCATTTTGTTTTTCATTTCTCTTTGGTGTTAAAGGTTATCATTTTACACTTTGTGGCTCATTTACTTTACACTTTGAGCCGTATTCGTTTCTTTATTGACCCAGTTGCTTGTAATAATAGTCTGAAAATGATGATTTAATTTCCCATTCTTTTATTTCCTCTGGCTTGTAAACATTGGTAACAAACTCATCCTTCCCCGTGAAAACAACAAAAACTACCAAGTCGGAATCCTCAGAGTCTATTGCCTGTTTGTTTGCTTTCATTGAGTTCTCACAGCCCTTTACCGATATTTTTCGTTGATTGCCGTTACAAGATAGTTCAATATCGCAATCGTTTGAAACATACTCAGTCTTTTTTATAAATGTAGACACCTTATACCATTGGCATCGCTCATCAACATCCATACGATAGCGCATAATCAATTCAGCAAGTATGCCTATATATTCGGTGTAATACTCACGAGATACATAGCCAAGTAACTTGGAATCAATGTATCCTGTTCTTTGCTTGTGCGTACCATCATAACGATTCTTGTTGATGTCTATACGCCTTTGAGTAATGTCTTTGGCGTAATCAAGTAAGTGATTAGGTATCTTCATTTTGCTTTACACTTTGCGTAGTACTTAGCATCCCATTCCTTTTCTCTACGATATATAGAATAGCAAATGGAACACTTGCCACGATAAGTTAATTTTCCAGAGCGAGTTGTTTGCTTGTGGAACAATCTAATGCTGAGTTCCTTTTTGCAACAAATACATTGCTTTGTTACTTCTTGCGATTCAACCATCTACGATACATTTGCGCTGCGATAGCGATTCTTTGTGGATAGTATGGATAGTACTTGCGGATTCTTGCAAGCGCAATCCTTATGAATTGTTCCTGTTCCATTAGAATTGTAAGTCTTTTTGTTCAACTACGAGTGGCTCTTGATTGCGTGGGTGTGAGTAATTCCGCTTACCATTCTCACCCATAGTATAGTAGCGGTTGGATAGTTTATCGTAGTACATATAGATGTAGCCAACACTACCTACTGCTTTAGGCTTTGCCTTGACGATAGATATCTTAACTTGGTTTGGCTCGTATGGTACACCACGCTCGTCCTCAAGTCCATATGGGCAACGCCATACATTGATAATCATCATGCCCTTGCGTGACCATTGCATACCGCCTGCGATATCGTTCATGGTAGGCACGTCAACATATGGGATGCCGTTCTTATACTTGGCTTGCTGATGCTTGGTGTGGACAGTAACAATTGTGTGGTAGTCCTTGTCGTTAGAGTGCTTACGCACCTTGGTCAGAACATTGCCAATAGCAATGTCATCACGAAGACCTTGAGCGACATCTGTCTTAATCTCTGTGAACGGGTCAACGAGGCAGCCATCAATCTTAATGCCACGCTTCTCAATCTCTTCTACGGCAGTATAGAATCCCTCAATCGTTAGGTCACGTAGTCCGGGGTCAATCACATAGAAGTGTTTGTTAAGGAACTCAAGTGCTTTCTCTGCATCAACATCGGTTGCATTAATGCGGTCATTCAGAAGGAACGGCTTACGCAAATAGCACCATGCAAGTTCTGCATAGACCTCTGCGGGACTACCTGTCTCTGGGGTATATACGGCCCACTTCCAACCGGAGAACTCAGAAAGGTTCATCATAATCTCAAACGCAAACTGCGACTTGCCTTGGTGCGCACCTGCATAGACATATGTGGTAGAGCCACGCTTAAGAGAGTACTTATCAAATAAGGAGTCAAAGCCTACCCATTCGCCTTTCTTTACGCCATTCGTGCGCATCTTTGCGAGTTGGTCTTTGAGTGTGTCAAGTGTGTAGATGTGGTCATTCATTTTTGTGTCCAACGATTTTAGAGTCGTAAATCTTCATGACTCTGAAGTTAATAAATTTCTTCCCTAACAAGCCTAATCGCTTTACAGCGATTGCATAGTTAACATTGTCCAGAGTGACTTCGTCCGGAGTATTGTACTCAGATATGGCGTAGTCATCCTTGTAGTGGTGCATAGTAGCGTTGCCCTTTTTGAAAGACCAACGATACTGAACGTGCATATGGTAGATTGGATTCATGACTTTTGGAGATAAAAAGAGGGGCATAAGCCCCTCTTAAATATCAACAAATGATTTGTTAGAACAAATCGTCATTAACGGGTGCAGCCTTGGGCTGTCCGTAAGTAGCCTTTGGCTCATAGGATGCAATCTCAGCATAGTAGCCACCGCCTTGCTTGGCCTTGATGTCAATGGTTACCCAACCCTTTGCACTCTTTGATGAGTTAAGGATTTCAAAGTCATTCGGGCCGATGCCGACTTTGATGATGTCACCATACTGAGTTGCTTTGGTCTCAACACGACCTACGTACTTACGCTTATTTTCCATGTTACGCTGTTAAAAGATGAGTTAAATGATTTACCCGGTTCTCAATTTTCTCCAACCGGACAAGGAGATTTGTAACTACTAAATGTAAGTCATCGCCCATTTCCTGTACGCCACTCATGCTGCGGTTTACATTCTTGAACAATAAACTATACCCTTTGTCGGCCATCCGGTTATCGTGTCCCATCACATAGGAGTACGATACCTTAACGTCAACATTGAGCGTGTCTGCAATGCTTTGGTATGTACTACCATTCTCCCGGAGGAGAACGGCAATAATACTGCGGGCATTTACTACCTCTTTCTTTTTTGAAGAGAAGAGTTCAGATGGGTGTATTGCTGCGTGAGAACACGTTACGTCAATGACGTTCCGTGTATACTCATCAAAGGACACCGATTTCTGCTGCATCATATGGATTGAATTGCTTGTTCATAAACAACCTTCGGTACTTATCAATTGCCTCCTGGGCCTTGATTGCTCCCTGCTGAATGAACTGAGGTGAACACTTGTAGATACCAACCTCGTAAGGGTAGGTTTTTGTAATTGCAACGAAGTAGAACGTATCCACGTCAAACAACTTACAATAGATTGCTGCCTGTTGGTCGTAGTGCATATACTTTGCGCTCCTACGGAACTCTTCAAGCGTTCCACCTGTGGTCTTTAGGTCAACGAGATAGGCGGGTTCAAAGTTTTTCTCCACCACCATGTCTGCCTTGCCCTTGATTGGGATACCATCCCATTCTGATATCGCAGGTAGTTCCGTGAGTTGTTCATCATCCTTGTTATACATCAGTTCTACGACTTGGGGGGTTTTCATAAGAACATTCTGCATAGCGTAAATCATGTCCGCATCCTTCTTGGACAGCACGATTTTCCCATCGTTCTGCTCACAAAACTGTAGGTATTCCTTACCTCTGCGAGTACCATCGTATCCGACAAAGTTTACTACGTCCTCTAAGCAGAGAGCGTGAAACGCCTTACCGACCTCAAGAGCAGTTGTGCTTTGGTTGCCTCCCGTGTTTGTGAGCCATTGATAGAACTGCACCGGGGATTTGTGCAACAACTTCAGAGATGAGTTCGTGAGGAACTCACGGTCTGCGTAGTATTCTTCGTCAGAGTAAAACATTACAATCCGATATAGGTTAGTTGCTCCTTGGTAGCGGTGTAGTTCGCTAACGCCTTGCGCACACGGTCAACATCACCGCTTTCAAACGCTGACTTCATCTTGTCAGCAACCTCTTGAGTTAATTCCTTTTTCTCCGGGAGTGCTTGCTTTGACACAGCCATAGAAACCTCTTGTGCTGATGCGATAGATGTCTCAATGCCGATGCCGAGGTTGGCTAATGCACGACCCCATGCTGATGTCTCTGCGTTCTCAACAAACGATGTCTTGTTGATGTATGAACTGCTGCGGTCTTCTTGAGCGAGACCTTGTGCGACAATCTTGCCGGACACATCTCTGATGCTCGCACGGATGACACACGATTCATTGTCAAGGTGTAGAACCTCGCTCTCTAAGCCCCAGCCCTCAAAGCGTGGCTCGTTTCGGAAGAAGAGAATGCGGTCATTAACCTGCACATACTCCTTGCCCTTGATGTTGGTAGTCTTGAACTGATAGTTTGACATTTGATTTTGAGTTTAGTTGTTAATTAAGTCAAAGATAAAACAAAATGCTGAATAAAACAATACCTATTCTATTGAACTTGAGATTACTGAGCCAACAGATGATGTTCCCCTGTAATACTTCTTTACTTCGTGCTGCTCAATACCGCTTTCTCTGTCGTTCCAATAGTTGAATCCAAAATGCATTAGGAACGGATTGCACTTATCGTCCTTGGCTTCGCCACGCTCTACCGCATTGTAGTATTCACGGATGCTCGTGTACTCTACACCGAACCTTACGATTTTATTCTTCTTAGGCATAGTTATTTGGTTTAAGGGAATAAGATACTTTGCTTAGGATTTGCTTTAGGCGAACGCCATCAAGTTGATGCTGCTCAATGTAGCCACGAATAATATCGTTGATGTTCATCGTGTGGCCGTAGGTGTCAATGTACTGCTCGTCTGAGAACCTCACATACCTGTAGGCATCCAATGCCTTCTCATAGAAGTCAAGGAACAACTCGTCATTTACCTCAAGCAACATCTTTGCTTTCTTTGAGCAATGCACAACCGTTGAGTGGTCACGATTGATTATGTCAGCGATATCACCAACCCGCATCTTGAGTTTGGTTATGCAGATGTAAACAAAGGCGTGACGAAACATGACCTCTTGCTGAAACCGGGACTTGGCTGTGATGTTTACTCCGGTGTTCTTTTGCAATCGCTCCATAAAGGTCTGGGCGATGATGAAATCTTCTACTTGTTTTTTCATGTGCTTGTAGTTACTATTATAGTTCCGTAAGGAACTATAGTAACTATTATAGTATAGTTACTATAATAGTTAGTTACTATTATAGTATATTAACTATAATAGTAGTTGGGTTAATTAAATTAAACGTAAAACTCTGACTTGCTCTTTGATTTTTTCAACATTGCCTCTCAGTTCCTCGTTGACTGATGTCAACGATAGAACCTCCTCACGAAGTCGTGTCTCTGCCTCCGTTAGTTCAACAATTCGTTCTTCGGCATCATGAAGTTTGGCTAAGACAGTCCGGTGCTTTGACCTTGCCTGCTCAATCAACTCCTTGATTGCCGAAATATCATCCATCCGGTGCTTGTATTTATCTGCGAAATCATACAGACCGATGTACGGTGACTCTAATTCCTCCGCACGAGCATCAAAATCGTCCCGTAGAGAGGTCATCACCTTGTAGATGGTACTCAGATATGCGTGAGCGACTTGGAGGTCGTTAAACGCAAGAATTTCATACTCGTCTTTTATCATAGTCCGCAGTAACCGCTATCGCATTCGTTAAAGTCATCATCAAATAAATCAAACTGCATACGATGTCCTTGAATCGCTGCGTAAGATGTCTCCTTTTTGAACTGGGCTTTCCCGTCCTCCTGTCGGACAAACCAATCAAACTTGTTTGCATCACGAACGGACATATGCTTAAGCAGTAGTTCATTCCGGTGAAAGCATCCAACACAATTATTCATGTAGGCAAATCGCACAGGCTTGTCCTTCCAAAACTCCTCAATAGTGTCCTTGAATATACCTGCCTCAATCAGAGGGAAGGTGACCTTGCGGTACTTCAACTCCTTCCACTTGTTACGGCCCGACTTTGAATGCCCAACAACAAACCTATCGTATTGGAATCCATCCTCCTTCTCACGCTTTATCATATTGTCAGCCCTACGAATCTCGTTGGCCCGAAACCCGATACGCATCTCAACAGGTAGTTCCGTATTCTTGTAGCACCACTCCTTGATTGGCGTTACCTTCATGTCCGTTGTGCAGAAACGCTGCATAACATTAGGCAGGTACTTTGCTTGGAGGGTGCTGTGGTTTTTGATGACCTCGTCAAACGTAGGCCCCGTAATCCATGTTATCTCTCTGCCGATGTACTGCTCAAGGTCAAGCATCGTGTAGATTATTTCGTCTTGCTCAAGCGTTCCAATGAACTCTTGACCAATCTTATCCGAAACAATTTGACGAATCTTTGCATCTGGAAAAATGCACAACTTGTCAGATGTGCGGACGAGGGAGAAAATCTCCACATCTGCCGGATGGTGGACAGCAATGTAACTTGATGTCTTACCACCCGACAGGGAGTTGATTGTTGTCATAGCGATTTGGTTGTACCGCTAAACGCAACGGAAATGATTGAGTCAACACGTACTGACCTGTAGCCATCCTTCATGTCAAAGAAGTTCCAATTTTCGTCATTAAGGCAACTAACGCCACCCTTTACGTGTTTGTGTACACCGAACCGCCCAACGAGTAGGCGTTCAGTTCCGTCCAACTTTGTGAACTTGATGCTGAAGAACTCACCTGTTTTCATCA